TCTCATTAACTTGTTTTTCATTCTCAGAATTATAATTATTATGGAATGATTTCATGTTTTCATTTCTTGACCCAATAGATAAATCACATAACCAATTGCGGTAGGTTCCATCTTCACATAACGGAGCATTATCATTATGCATTATATCCATTCCATATGGAATTTCACCAACCCAAGTTTCCCATACGAGTTTATGGATATATTTTTTAGAATTATTGAATGATACTTGCTTATATTTTGCTCCATTTCTACTTCTAATTTGTGGTGATATAATTCCGTAAGAATTGCGAAGACGAGCATGTGTTGAAATTTGATAATCAGGACATTGTGGATGAGATTTCCATTCTTCACTATCTATTTTAATTTCAAAAGAATCATAATAATACCCATATGCGGTTAATTCTGGTCTTAAAATAGCACGTCTAATTTTTGAGGAAATTGTTTTTTGTTGTGGTTTGTTATCTTTTTGAATAACATTCTCAATAATAAATTGTGCTGTTTTTTCTATACTTCTAAATGAACCTATAATAACAGATTTTTCACGATTTTTCTTATCTTGAATATCTGGTTTACGCATAAGAATGAATTTACCACGCCTTCCTCCATTTGAATTACTATTTTTTACAGCTTTTTTTTGTCCTTTTCGTGAATTTTCACTTCTATCCATCCACATTAAATTAGTTATATGATTATTTGTTGGGTCGTCATCTATGTGGTCTATTGTTTCCTTTGGTAAAATATGTGGAAATGCTGATGCGACAGCAATATGTATATCAGTATAAGTTTTATTACTTTTATTATTGGCAAGAATATATCTATTGCGACATACGTTTATATAATTCTTTGTTTTTTTATGACGAATAATAAATGGACTTTCATTATTGTCTATAAACATAATTTCATAATTAGGATGCTTACCAAATTCATGCTCTTTTGAATTTTTATTTGTTTTATGGAAATAAACTGGTTTCCATACGTTGTATTCAAATGTTCCATAGACAGGGTGAATATTAGAGTTCATATTTATAACTTATAAATATGAATTGTTTTTAAGTTGTTTTTTGTTAGTAAAGGAACTCGAAATTCAATTTTATTATGAAAATCTAGTTACTGTAGGCAAGTCCGCCCATACCACTCATGACACGGAGGACATTGTAGTTGGTTGCGTAAACGCGGACTTTGGCAGTGGCGGTACCACCGATGGCGTTAGAGCTGACAACGAGTTGGAGTGAGGCGTTATCTATGCGAGACATGTTGCATGTGCCAGATGGTTGGTGTTCTTCAGGGCGAAGAGCAAAGGAGTACACGTTAATACCTGTGTCTGGGTTGCGTGTGTGGTGTTGGTAAGGTTGGACAAGGTCGAAGTATGTACCTTCACGTTCGCTGAAGCGGTCTTGGCCGTTAAGTTGGAGTTTGGCTGTGACAACTGGGTTTTGACCCCAGCAGTGCATGTTGAGGGCAGTTTCGGCAAGAACGAAGGCACCAGCGTCAGAGACGGTGGAACCAGACATAGCATCTTCATAACTACCAGTGTCAAATGTTGCGTTACCACTAGTGCTGGCAAGACCTTGTTGGTTAACATTAACGGGTTGATTTGTGCCAAAACGTTGTGACTGGTCGTCTTCAGCAAGAGGATCTTGGAAGAGACCAGATGCTGTGACAAATTGATTTTTATTATTCCCAAAATTACCAGTTACGGCAACATTACCACTGAAGGCGCGGATGGAGTTGGGTAAGGCATCAACGGAATCAGTGTAGTTGAAAGGTTGGGCACCAAGGGCACGATGTAAGAGAGCACCGTTTACTGTTTGAGAGCAGTAGTCGACGTGGGCGTCAGGTTGGACGACCCAGACGAGTTCTTTGCATGGGTGGTTGAAGTTGAGTTTAATTCTGTTGGCGGCGGAACCGATGGATTCATCACCAGTGAATTGAAGTTGTTCGATGAGGTATTCATGGGGGTTTTGGGCCATGCGTCTGCGTTCATCGGTATCAAGGAAGACGTAGTCGACGTAAAGGGAAGCGGCGACTAAGGATTGTTGGTAAGCGCGGGTGACTTTGATATCTGAACCGACAGAGGTTTGATCGAGACCTACACCTTGGACGGCGTATAAGCATTGGTCAATTGGGTTGAGTTCGAGGTTAATTTTAACTTCGTGGTATTGAAGAGCGATTAAGGGAATAGCAAGACCGGGGTTTCTGCAAAACCAGAATTGAAGTGGAACGTATAAGGTTGTTTCAGGTAAGGCGTTTCTTGGAGCGCAAGTGTTACCGGGAACATCTTCGGCCGCACATGGGCTGTCGACGCTATCGAAATCGGGATCAGTCAAGTAAGTTAATTGAGTGGTTTGACCGACCATTTTGTTGTAACCACGTTCGCATTCAGAAGTGAGTGTGAGTTGGTTCCAGATGTGCATCCAGTCACCATATTGGCGATCGATGCGTTGACCTCCGATTTCAACTTCAACCATATTGACAAGTTGTTCACCGGGGTAGTCTAACCAGCGAGCGTAGACACGATTATCAGAAGTGTTACCTAGATCTTGACCGATTTCGGGTAATGTGACTTGTAAGTATGTTCTGTAAGCAAGATCACCGTTGCGGCTGATGGTGCATTGAACACGGCGACCGAAGTCGGCTTGACCGTTAAATGTTTGTTCGATGGATTCCATAGCGAAGTTGGTGTGTCTTCTGTAAGTGACTTTCCAGAAAGTGATTTGTGGGTTACCAGTAAGGTAGACGTCTTGGGCGCCGTAAGCTACAAGTTGCATAAGTCCTCCTCCCATTTTATAATATTGCTAAAGAAAAAAAAAAAATAAAAACGAACAAATCGCAGTTTTTATTTTAAAATATTTTCTAAATCTAAATTTTTACATAGAAACTGCTGTAAATATTTGTCTAAATAGACTTCTTTTTTACCTTCATGATTTTTTTTAAAAACATAATAATTATTTTCTTTTCTTATTGTCCAACCATTTTCAAGTGCATTAAAAAGAAATGCCATTTTTTGTAATTGAATTAGGTCTACATTTAATTTATCTTTATCTAATTTCATAGTAATATCCATATAAATCTAATTGTAAAAAAATTTGTATAATTTAAACTAATTTTTTAACAATTTATAAAAATAACAGAAATAATAAATATAAAAGGTGATGTTTAAACCAAAACCTAAAAAAAAGTTGAATGTCAATAAAAAAAACATGTCAACAATTGATAATAAACATGGTGAAATTATAGATGAAATGACGAATGAAGAAAATAATGAAATACCTAAATATAAAAAAGAAATTGAAAAATATAAAAAAGAATTAAAAAATTCAGATATTTCCATTGAACAACATTTTGAATTTGAAGAAAAAATAGAAGAATTACAGAAAAAAATTTTTAAAATAAGAGAGAAGAAGAAAAAATATTTATTAGAAAATAGCAATTATATATTTAATTATTTTGAAAAAAAGAAGGAAATAAGTGAAGGTACAACTAAAAAAAAGGTACTCCACTCATTTTTTGCAAAAGAACAGACAAAAAAAACAGAAATAAGCACAAGTGAAACACAGAAATATTTGGAAAATGTAGATGAAGAATATTTGGATATTAATAATTATATTGTGGATAGAAATCGTTGTGAATGTAAAGGAGAACTTATTGCTATTGATTATGAGGGGGTAAAAATATGTAATCTTTGTGGAAAACAAGAACAATATTTAATACAACATGAAAAACCTTCTTATAAAGAACCACCCAAAGAAGTATGTTTTTATGCATACCGTAGAATCAATCATTTTAAAGAAATTTTATCACAATTTCAAGCAAAAGAAACTACTCAAATACCTGATGAAGTCATTGAAAGAATTAAACTTCAAATTAAAAAAGAAAGAATTACGCTAGACCAATTAACTAACAAAAAATCAAAAGATATATTGAAAAAATTAGGATATAATAAGTATTACGAACATATTTCTTTTATTAAAGATAAATTGGGTATTAAACCACCCATTATGACTCCAGAATTAGAAGAAAGATTATGTAATCTTTTTATGGAAATCGAAAAACACTACACAAAACATTGTCCTAACGACAGAGTTAATTTTCTAAATTACTATTATGTTCTATATAAACTTTGTGAGTTGTTAAATGAAACTAGATTTTTACCCTATTTCCCCATGTTAAAAGATTCTACTAAAAGAATAGAACAAGATATTACTTGGAAGGGTATTTGTAAAGAACTAGATTGGCAATTTATTCCAACAATTTAATTTCACTCTATAAAATATTTCATAGAGAGAAATTTATATTAATATGTTTTAAGGTAATATATCTAAAATATTTTTATAACAAATTATAATAATTTATTATTATTTATTATTTATTATTATTATTCAGATAGTAATTGTCTTACAAGCGGGGAAATCCTACAAGGTTGCCACCGATACCGAATCCGGCACCTTTTCTAGCAGCAACAGCCATACCTGGAAGGTAAGCATCAAGAGCGCTAAATGTGGCAGCAGCAGTTAAGGCAATGAGTAAGACTTCGTCGAGACTCATGTTGCGTTTGGGAATAACGTAAGCAGCAATAGCGACTAAAACACCTTCAATTAGGTATTTAATAAGACGTTTTGTTAATTCTGCAACATCAACAACTTTGTTAACTTCACCAAGAACAGTTTTTGTGGCATCTGTAACAGCGTTCATTCTTATAAATAATGAAAAGAAAAAAGAATTTTTAAAATGAATTAATGATGAAAAAACTTAAAGTGGATTTATAATTAATAGTTATATGGCTTTTACAAGAAAAAATAATGCTGATGGAACCGTCAACACTAAATATGTCGACCTTTTAGATGAAGATAAACCTATTTCAGGACAAAAGTTTGTATGTGTTTCATTTGTTAGTCCAGAAAATGTTTTAAAACAAAAAAATATGTTTTTATTTGAAAACTTCCTAAAACATTTTGATTTTGAGAAAAGTGCGTCTAAATTTACACAATTTTTAAACTTTGTTTCTTATAAATACAACCTAAAGTTTGATGATGTTATGCAAGAATACAAAGATTTTGTAAAAGAAGAACAAAAAAATCTTTTAAACACCACAATTGAAGATGACTATAAAAATTTTCTTGATAAATATGAAGAACAACTTGAAAATGAATTCAACAAAGAAAATGAATTTCAAACTTCTGTTCGTGGATTAAAAATTAGAGGTGTATTTCCAACACAAGAAGAGGCAGAACTAAGATGCAAAATGTTGCGCGAAGTTGATCCTAATCATAATGTATATGTAGGACCAGTTGGTATGTGGATGCCATGGGAACCTGAAGCATACAAAACAGGTCGCGTTGAATATTTGGAGGAGGAATTGAATGAAATTATGCATGAAAAAGAAAGAAACGAAAAACAAGCTAAACAAGAATTTGAAGCACGTGTTAAAGAAACAAAACGTAAGGCAATTGAAGAAAATATGAAACTTGCAGAGGAAAGTGGAAACAAATTAACTCAAAATGTAAATGAAGATGGTGAACTTGTTGGTGTGGATGGAACAAATACAAGTGAAAGAAATCTTCAAAGCGAGCAAGTATCCTCTGCTGATATTCGTAAAGAACTTTTTGAAGGTGATAACATTCTTACAAGCAAAAAAAATAATTAATAATAGTTGAATAAATACTAATTTTTATATTTTAAATAAATTTGTAAAATATAAAATAAATAAAATTTAATATCCACATCCTATACAATCGCTTTCAAATACACAATCTTCATATCTTGGACCAGGATATTGACAACCCCAACGTCCGTTTCCTATACTGACGCAACCTGTTTTACAAGGTGGACTAAACCAACGCCAAGGATTGTACCAAACAAATGGACTTGGATATACATAAGCTCTTCTATGACCTCCCCACCATCTTCTGGGAAATCTTCTAAATCCACGTCTACCTCCACGTCTACCTCCACGTCTACCACCACGTCCGCGAAATTCTTCAGAATCGTCATTTGTTGTAAATAAAAAGTATAATGAAACAAGAACCAAAATAATAATAAGTAAAAGTCCGTTTTGAATCATATATACAATAGTTCTATAAAAAATTGA